CCTTTGAAGCGCATAATGGCATAGCTGTTATTCCGGCCCACTTTGGCGTCCGTGGTAATCCCCACGGCAAGGGTTTGTTTCGTCCAGCTTTTTTCCACAGTTCCTTCCGGATTACGGAAATAGAAGTGTTTCCCTCTGGTGGTGGCATACACCCGACATTTCAGCCCCAAATCTTGAACCATGCGGAACAGCAGATCAGACGTTGGGCCATCGTCCACATCAATTAAAATAGTTTCATCCCCAAGAATGGCGGCAAATTCATCTTCATTCCGCACATCCTCAAAGGTTTTCAGGCGTTTCACGCCTTTGAACTTTTCTAAACACTCTTTGTTCCGTGTCAGGACATAGCCCCTAAATAATTGCATGGGTTACAGCCCCCCCCCCAAGGTGTCAAATGTTACCCCAAAATCTTCTAGCCGCTCATAAATCCAGCGGATATAATAATCCTTGTCCAGTTCATCAGGAATCGCCATTTTGCTAACATCATCGTTGATAATGAAGCAATGTTCAGGAGTGTTGGCAAACTGTTCCGGGTTCTTTTCCCGGCCCCTGATAATCTTACCAGACACCTTGAATAAGCCGCCTTTGCTTTGATCCTTGGATGCAAACACCCGGAATGTTTTATCCTTCTGAATCTGTCCACCCTTAAACCGCTTGACTGTCTTAGAACGGCCCTTTTCATCACGGATTTTCTCTTGAAGAATCGTTGGAGAGTAGAGGGCATAGCGGTATTTGTTGGACACTTTGACAACTTTCTGAAAATCCCGTAAACTGTCACAGGCTCCAACCGTTTCTTCCGGCAATGTCCCGTGAAGGAAGTAATTGATAATGCCACGGTTTACAATAGGAAGGTCATAGTCCAAATCAGACAGCTTCTTGACATAGGCCCCCTTGCATTTCCAGCGGGGTTTCCCTTTTTCGTCATAGAGAGAACCAGCCGGAACAATCAAGTAATTATTCACGTCCTTTTGGAACACTTTCTGAAACTCGTCAAATTCCAGCCGCATCCCGGTACGTTCTTCCCACTCCCAACAAATATCATCTATCAGGTCAAAATCTTCATACCGGCGCAACTTGATCAAAATGCCATCGGTGTTGCTTTGGATAATGTCACAGTGATCTTCCAACCGTTCAATTAAATCCAGTAACAGCAGTTGACCGCCAACACACACATTGTTAGCCTGCCGGGGGTCATAAAGGGCATTGTGACGGTCTTTCATGGCTCCATAGGTAGAGTTTAGAACGATCTTATATGGTGCCTGTTTGGGGTCTTTTTTGGCCTTCAGATCAAGCCGGGTATGATAGATTTCAGCATACCGGGCCGGGTCTTTCACGTTGCGGGAAATCCACCCATATTCCAGCATCAGAGAGGGGTAATAACTTGCAACGTCAACATTGACATACCACCCTTCCCCGGAATACTTTGGAATGGCCCCGTGAAGCCCACCCCACGCAAATACATGGGGAACCCCTGCCACATCCAGGGCAAGAGTTTTGGAATAGTCCCGGTTCAGAGGGTTTTTGTAAAAATTTAATACCTCTGAATATCGTTCAATTCTCAAAGTGTGGGGAATTTCAATTTCAAATTCATCATAGTGTTCCCGTTGGACGGCTCCAAGGATTTTGGCTGATAGCTGGGCTTTTGTGCGGCCTATATCTCCAATGGGAAGATTAAAGGCTTTTACAAGGGACATTTGTGCGTCAAATTCATCTTCTTTCCGCCTTAGCCACACTTCCACGGTTTCTTCCACATCATGACGGCAATATTTCACCGTTTCCGCCAGTTCTGCTTCTGTCAAAGGCCGGTCTATGTCGAACGGAACGCTTGTTTCCTTGATGGAATGGCCCATAAACGCTTCCAGGGCTTTCAGACTGATTGGCGGGTTAGGCATTACATCATAGTTGATTACAGGATAATCCCGGAACATACTGGAAAACCTGTATCCGGGCTTGTCCTGCAATATGATCCAATCATTTACCTTTTTAGGGTTGAATCCGCACAGAATCCCTTTCAAAATGTATTGGTCATAATTTCGGCTGTTAAAGCCAACCCAAATATCGCCTTTGTGAGATTCATAGAAATGTTGGAGTTTGGCGGGGTCATTGATAATTACGGTTTCCTTTTGGGCATAAATATCAATCATGACCACAAGCCAATCATATTTGAACACTTCAAAATCATAAAAGACCATCATTTCCCCCGCTTTCTTGAATAATTTTGGTGAATCAGTGAAAACAGGCCAGCCACGGGAAGGCTTCACCATAGGCCCAACCGGGGGGGGGGCTTGCGCCCACTCCCCCGGCCTGAAAGTTAATTTTCAACATCAAACACTTCCGTGATGGAAATGGAGTTGAATTTGCCATCATCGTAGTCCACAGCATATTCCAGCTTACCATCAATGGCTTCCGCCACATCCATAACCAGATCGGCAAACTGCTTGTAGTCATTGAAAGCCACATCCACGCCGCTTTCCAGGCTGTTCAGCCAGCCAACGGCAGACTTGATCATATTGCCGTCATTCTTGGTGCCGTAGATCACCCGGTTCATGAACAAACGCTGGTTCTTGTAATCGCCGGACAGAATCTTGAAGGAAGCCGCCAGCATGGGCCGGTTGTCCTTTTTGGTTCCCTTGATTTCCAGGGATACCAGGGCCACTTCATACTTGCCAGCCGGAATGGTGGGGAAGTCGCCGGTGCCGTTAGCGGAAGCGTTTTCCACATCTTTCCGCAAGCCTTCCAAGTCAACGGATTTGTTGATCTTATCAAAGTCGATAGCCATAATTAAGTACCTCCATTAAATCTGATTTGTTATGATTTTGCTTATGTTCTCCACAGCGGCGGAAATTCTTTTCCGGTTGATCCGGGGCGCATCCAAAAGTTCTGCGATAGCGCCAATTCCTTCTTGAATGTCCTTGAAGGCGGTTCGGTTGGAATCCAGGCTTGCTTCATAGCTGGTAAGGTCAGTTCCAACCTTAGCTTGGGTATAGTCAGCGGCTTCTTCAAGCTGGTTCACATGGGTTTCCAACCATTTAGCCGCATCCATGCCCATTTCCCGCTCCACCAATTCCAGAAAATCACGAAACTTGAACAGGGTATGGTTAGAACCATCCTTCAGGGATACCACAACCGGGCAAGGGTTAATTTTCATCAGCTTTCCCCCGCTTTTTCCGGGTGCGCCGGGGCGGTGCCGGGGGATCGGTTTCTTCCACCTGGGGTTTGGTGGTGTTCGGCCCCATCATGGGGGTGGGTTCCGGCTCCGCTTCTTCCCCATCGGCCTTGGGCCTGTCCCACAGGGGGCATTTGTCGGGGCCGCCGTCCTTGTGGCAACGGTGCGCCGCATCAATGGACGGGCAAAGGGGGATTTCACCCTTGCTGTCCTTGAACTGCCTGAAAATTCGGTCAGCGTCCGGGCAGTAAGGAAGTTTTGTGGGATCAGAAGGGGACGCATCTGGCGCAGTCTCCGTCACAGGTTGGGAGATGTTTGAAGGGCAATCTTCCACTTCCTCCGGGGGCTGTTCCTCTTTGGATTTCCTTGACCGCTTATGGCCCGTCTGCGGGGCATGGTCAGAAGGGGACGCATCTTCCGTTGTGTTCACAGGCGGCACATTCCCGCCCTCTGCACTCTCCGGGGCGGGGGTAGTAAAACCCGCATCGGCGTTGGGATCGTTCGCCTGTTGCCGGGTACGTCTGCGGCCTGTCTGCTGGGCGCTGTCAGCCGTTTCAGCGGCGGGGGGTGTAATTACATTACCGCCCGTTCCGGCCCTCTCTGCGGCCTTGCTGGTGGCCTTCTGGTTGGCTTCCTCGTATACTTCACAGAAGGCGGCGTAATCCAAGGGGATTTCTTTGTTGTGAACGGTCAGCCGCCCACCGCCAAAAATGACTTCAGAGGTCTTGAAGGACAGAACCCGATCACCATCTTCCGCCACGATCCGGGCCACAAGGTCAACCATACCGGCAACCTTATTGGCAACCTTATCCTGAAGGTTAGGCTTGATGGAACTGATTTTGTCGCCGCCCTTCCGGGTCAGGTCACGGGTACGATCCTCATGGGAAATCAGAATGATATTTTCATAGTCCAGGTTCAGAAGCCGCTTCAGGGTGTTCAGAAATTCGCTTCTTACCATATCCCACGCCCGGAAAGAATCATCAGATTCATGTTTCCAGCCCTGCCGGTCACAGATGAACACCCGGCAAGCCTCATAAACATCTTCCAGCAGATCAACCACAATGGTTTTGAAGGTGTTCTGTTTCTTTTCCAGTTCATCCACCGTTTCTGTGAAAACCTCATAGGCCAACTTCCGCTTGGTCAGCCGCCCTTCCACCGTGACGGTATCCTTAATGGGGATAAACGGGGCATCCACAAACCGGATATTGCCATCCGTGTTCAGCATCAAGGGATCAGGGAAAGCGTTGGCAAAGTATGTCTTGCCGCTAAAGGGTGCGCCATACAGCCATACAACCTTTTTCTTGGTTGCGTCCGGGGTTCTGCGTTTGTTTTCGGGAAGTAACATATAATTCCATCCTTTCTGACAATATTCTTCATATTCACACCACCCGCAAAAGTGGTTTGGGTTACGGGGAAAATCAGTGGCTTCAATCATGTGCTTTGCATCGGTCAGGAAGTCTACCACTTTCAGAAGATTGAACTGTACCGGCTCCACCCAAGGGGTGGCATCAGCAAGGGCTTCATAAAGGCGATCCCGGAATTGGATCAAGGTTTCCGTTTTCTTCTGCCGGATTTTCACCTTGGGAACAAACAGGAAATAAAGGTTCCTGATCCGGCATCCGGGGTGGGTCAACTCAAACCAATACTTGTATTCGTGGAGTTGTCCACTTTCCATGTAGCTTTTGGAATTGCTGGAATACTTGAAATCATAGAGATCAAACCAATCTGTTTCACGGCTGTTGATCCTGCAAACCGGAACCAGATAATCAATGAAACCTATGA